ACCTCATCGCGGAAGCGGTGCCGATGGTGGAGCCTGAGGAGATTGTGGCGAAGGTGGCGCTATACGTCCGAACGCTGGAAGGACGGAAGGGCTACGTCACGCCCGACCAGTATATGCAGTTGAATCAGTTCGTCATCGAGGAGGTTGCGCCGTGGGCGCAGAGCCTCCACGAGGCGCGGACGGAGAAGTACGGTACGAAGACCTCGGTTGCTGAAGTGCCTGCCGCTACGGTGCAGGACAAGAAGGCGGTCGCGGTCCAGAGTCAGAAGGCCAAGGCCGTGGTGGCTAAGGCCGTCAAACCTGTCGGGAAGGGAGCCGGAGTGGCTCCAAAGTCTCGACCCGCTCCTAGCAACGTAGACGATGCGATGGAAGACGCGGTGCAAGCCGCCATCGACTCGGTGCTTGGGGGCTAACCCTTTTTCTGTGAGATAGTACAGCAATGCCGAATCCTACTACGATTACCGATGCGGAACTTCAGGGCCTCCTGAAGAATGTGTATTCCAACTTCCGCGAGAAGGTGCAGAACACTGTGACCCCGCTCGTCGCCCAGTTGTCGAAGGCGCGTGAGGGCGGGCCGAAGAACCTCCGTTGGGGCGGCAACGGCGTGTATTGGGACGTGGTCGTTGGGCGTCCGGCGGGTGGCAACTTCTCGAACGCTGGCTACTTCGGGCAGGACAGCACCGCCCGTGAAGTGCAGGCGTACACGGGCGTCGTCCGTGGCTACGTCCGCCGTCAGGTCGATGGGCTGGCGCTCATCGGCACCAAGTCCAAGGAGGCCGCGTTCCAGACCCTCGCTCGCAAGACGATGGAGGAGCTTCGTGAGGCCTCGGCCCTGATGATGCAGGGGTCGTTCCACGGCGCTGGCAACGGCATCCTTGCGACGGTTGTCGCGGGTGTCACCAATGCCACCCAGACCATCACCGCGCCCTACGGCGTGGCGTCGTCGGGTCCGGCCACGCTCCTCCTTTCGGTCGGTGACTACGTCGCCGTGACCGATTCGACGGGCGCGACGGTTCGTGGCCGTGCGACGGTGAATGCCATCAACAGCTTCCCGTCCTCGACGCAGGCGATTGTCACCCTCTCGGCGACCATCACCTCGACCACCAACGACATCATCGTCAAGGCGTCGACCTCTGACACGTCGTACAACTCGGCCACCAACGGCCTCATCAACATCACCAACCGGAGCGCGTCGTATGCGCTTCTGCACGGCATCACCGCCTCGACCTACGGGATTTGGGATGCCATCCGGATGGTGGCTGGCACCGATACCCCGGATGCCGCTCAGCCGACCGAGTCGGACATTTGGGACCTTATCCAGAAGGTGTCTGGGTCGTCCGGTAAGGACGCGATGCTCCGTCCGCAGGAGTTCCTCCTGATGACGACCCCGGGCATCGGCAAGAAGCTGATGGAGAGCTTCGTCGGCCAGCGTCGCTTCGACGCCAAGGAGACCGCCCGCGTCATCAAGGGTGGCTACAAGGCGGTTGAGATTTGCGGCCTGCCGCTGGTGATGGATTACTACGTCCCCGCCGGGACCATCTATCTGCTCCACATCCCGTCCCTCGCGCTTGTCGATGCGAAGGATTGGGGCTTCGTGGAGTACGAGGGCGCGGGTCCGGTGCGGTGGCTTGACGGGCGCGATGCGTTCGAGATGACCTACGGGTACTACGGGAATCTCGCCTCGCTCCAGCGCAACAGCCACGGGTCCATCACGGGCTACACCGACACCGTCTTCTACAGCCACGCGGCTGTGCAGTCGGCGTAACGTCGCTAACGGGTGGAGGTGGGGTGGTCCCACCTCCCCCCTTAGCGGGACCTTTCTTCGGAATCTTGTATGCCTCTTAACTTCTTTGCTCCAAAGCCCGGACGGTTCGGCGTCGAGGTCGTGACCTTGACGGTGAAGCCGACCTTCGGGACGCTGGCGGCGGGGACCGTGGCCCATATGCTGGGCGGATATAACAAGCGAGCGCAGGTGTCGAGCGTCTCGATTGCGGCCACGACCTTCCCGACGGCGGGTACGTCCATTGTGGCGACCCTCCAGAAGAAGCCCTCCGGCACTGCCGTGGCGCTGACCTCTGGGATTGATATCAACACCAAGACCGCGCAGACCGCTGTGCGTGGGAACGTGGCGGGGACCGTGACGGATGCGGCCCGCACCCTGAACCCCGGCGAGACCCTCCTCCTCTCGGTCGTGACGACTGGGTCGGTGACGGTCCAGCCGGACGATGTGGTGGTCACCGTTGAGCTGTTGGTGCTTGAGTAATGCCACTCTCGGTCATTGTGAATGACCGGGGAACCCCCGAGCCGCCGACGGAAGTCGTCCGGCGGCTTCGGGCGGTGGACCCCAAGCTCACGCTCCGGTGGGGGCCGTGGGGTGCGTGGCAGTTGGTGCGCGAGTGGCGGTCAGGTGACCGTCGCTGGGAGCGGGTGCAGACCGAACGGTATGACCCCGCGATGGCCTTCGATGTGATTGGCCATATCCCGAATCAGTGCGGCGTGGATGAAGTCCCGGCCTATGTGGAGCGCCTGCTCCGCGAGTGGTCGAATGCGGACGAGGCTACGCAGATGTTGAAGGCGATGGACCATTACCACACTGAGACGGCGACGAGTGAGGTAGAGGAGGCGGTGCAGGAGGCGATTGAGGAGACCATTGCCTCGGTTACCGCACCACTGGTCAAGAAGGGTCGTCGCAAGAAAGTCACTCTCGGGAGCTAACGAATGGCGTGGACTAAGGCGACCTATCTGGCACGAACGCGGGATTGGATGGACGCCACGGCGTCTGACCGCTGGAGTGACACGTTCCTGTACTCGATTCTCGGGATGGTGTTTCGGGACGAGTGGCAGGGGATGCTGGACACGAACCCCTACTATCGGTTTGCCAAGCGGTCGGTGACCACGGATAGCACGGGGGCATTCCTGTTGACCGACTTGGATAACGGGTCTGGGGATGCCAAGCAGTATGCCTACAAAATCATCACGTTGACGGACGGCGCGAATACGGTGTATCGCGAGACGGATTGGCGGCAGGTGCCGCTCGCCCTCTCGGGTACGGAGGACTATTTGAGCTATGACCGTCAGTACTACCTCATTGGCGATACGGTCCAGATTCTCCCGCAGACGGGGAACTTGAGCCTACAGGTGGGCGTCAACTGGACGCCGACCCCGATTGACGACCTCGGATCCGAGCTGTCCGAGGCGGACTTCCCCCCGGGCCACGAAAACCTCATCGCCTTGTCGGCGGCGGGGATGGCGCTGGCGAAGGGCGGGGCCGAGACGCAGTCAGCCAGCGACCTCTTGGCCTTGGCGCAAAAGCGGCGTGAGGCGCTCTACGCCGACATCGCTCGCCGGACGGGGAACCCGACCTTCATGCAGTTCCCGGACCACGCCGCTGTGTGGGGTGGCTAATGGTAAACCTGTCACCGGGACGGCAGAAGGTGACGGACCAACAGCCCCGGATGGACGGGGGGCTGAATGACGTGTCGGACGATACGGCGCTCCAGCCGAACCAGATGCGGCGAGCGACCAACCTGCGTTTGACAGACTTCGGCGCGGCCACCAAGCGGGGTGGGACCCAGCGCACCTCGACCAACGCGCTGGCGGCGGCCGCCGTGCTGAACGGCTACACTTGGCAGAAGGACAACGGCACCAACCAGATTATGGCGGTGTGCAATGGGGCGCTCCGGACGGCGACCTACGGCACCTTTCCGCTGACCTATGCAACCCAGTCTGGGACGCTCTCCACGACCGTGCCGCCCAGCTTCGTGGAGTTTCGGGATGCCGGGAATGCCGAGGTGGTGTACATCGCCGATGGTGGCCTGCTCAACAAGTGGAACGGCACGACCCTAACCACGGACATCGCGAACACGCTGGCCGTCAAGCAGGTGGTCGTCTTTAACCAGCGGCTGTGGGGGGCAGGCAACAGCACCTATCCTAACAGCATCTTCTACTCGTCGCTCAATAACGGTGACGATTTGGGCAACGCCACGCCCCCGGCTGGGGGCGGGCAGATTATCGTCCGGACCTTTGGTGACGAGCAGATTATTGGGCTGGCCCCGATTAACACCTCGCTCCTCATCTTCCACAACCGAGGCATCTCCCGCCTGACGGGGCTGGGGCAGGACGATATTAACGTTGCGCCTGCGGCAGTCACGGCGGACGTGGGCATCATCGCCGGGAACACCATCGTCCCGGTCAATAACGTCGCCTACTTCATCTCCGAGCGTGGGCTGTATCGGTGCAACGAGGTCGAGGTCTCACCTGTCGGCACCCCGATTGCGCCAGACCCCATTTTGCCAATCATCCGCCAACTGACATCGGCACAGTTTGACAAGATTCGGATGGTGCTGAATCGGGCGACCAAGGAACTCTGGATTACCCTCCCGAACTACGGGTGCTACCAGTACCACACTCTGCTCAATGCGTGGTCGGGGCCGTGGGATGGGGGGTTCATCGACCCTGACACGACGTGCTTCTTCGAGACGTTAGATAGCGCCGGACTTCCGGTGGTCCTGAAGGGCGATGCCTCGGGCTGGGTTACCCTGTGCGATGCGCCCGGGGTGTTCGTGGACAACCAGACTGCGGCTGGGACGGGCGGTTCGCGCTATGCGTTGACCCTCCAGATGCACCGCCTGTATTGCGGGGACGACTCGCTGGCGAAGGCGTTTCGCTGGGGCTACCTCACGGCCCAGCTCAAGGGGTCGGACCAGTGCCGTGTCGAGTGGAACTCGGGGGATAGTTTCGGCTCCTACTCGCTCCCGCCGTCCTACGATGAGACGTGGGGTGGGTCGGGAACCGTCTGGGGGACCGGAACGTGGGGTGGGACAGGCAGTCAGAATTACCGCATCCCGATGAGCGGGACGGGCTACTATGTGGACATCAGTGTGATTGACTCTGGCGAGGCGTTGCCCGTCTTCAGTCGCTTTCAGTTAGAAACCTTTGCCTTGGGGCGTCGTTAAATGGCAGAAACAGTCGGTCAACATTCCGTCGCCGCGTTCACCTCACCCGTCAACGGCACTACGCCGATTGACGCGAACTCGGTGCGCGGCAACGACAACACGGTGCGCTCGGCGTATGTCGACCACGACGCGGACCCCGGCATCCACGTTCAGTCCTCTACGCTGGCCTCACGTCCGGTGGCCGGGACGGCGGGCCGCAAGTGGGTGACCGTCAGCTCGGGCCGCTACCAGTTCTGGTATGACGACGGCACCCGCTGGCACGAGGTCGCCTCGGACGCGGTCAATGTGGACTGCTTGGCCGACGCCAACCTCGCCAAGGGCGATGTCATCAAGATTACCGGGTTTAACAACGGCCAGAACCTGCCGACGGTGAACAAGGTCACGTCCTCGACCGACGTGGCGTTCGGCGTGGTCGAGAACACGGTGACCTCGGGCAACTTGGTCCAGATTGTCAACACGGGCCTGATTGAGGACGTGGACACCAACGGCTACGCGGTCGGGACCATCCTCTACCCGAACACCTCGGGCGGGTGGACGACCACCAAGCCGACCTCGGGGAACTACCAGCCCGCCGGATTCGTCCTGCGCGGGAACAGCTCGAACGGCGTCCTCTACGCCGAGTTCTCGGCCCCCCGCATCGTGGAGCGGTCGGACAACACCGCCTCGACCATCGTCCTCCGGGACGCCTCGGGGAACTTCGCCGCTGGCACCATTACGGCGGGAGCCGTGACCTCGACGGGCCTCGTCACCTTCGCCAGCTTGAAGGGGACTGGCGCGACCACGGTGACCAATATCCTCGACGAGGATAACATGGCCTCCGATAGCGCCACGGCGCTGGCCACCCAGCAGAGCATCAAGGCGTATGTGGACACCAAGGTTGCCACGGTGGACACGCTGGCCGAGGTGCTGGCCAACGGCAACACCACGGGCGCGACGGACATCATTGTCACGGCGGGCCAGAAGATTACGACCGACACCATCGCCGAGACCACGGGGGTGGCTGGGGTCACCATCGACTCGGTGTTGCTCAAGGACGATGTGGTCAACGCGACCGACATCGAGGTCGATACCATCTCGGCCAACAACGGGACGCTGGCGGTGACGCTGGCCAGCACGGGCGTCGCCACCATCGCGCAACAGCCCATCCTCTCGTCCCTGACCGCCTCGCAGGCCGTCTTCACGGACGCCTCCAAGGGCCTCGTCTCCAACGCCATCACGGGGACGGGGAACGTGGTCATGTCGGCCAGCCCCACGCTGACGGGGACGGTGACGGCGGCGACCATCAACGCCACCACGCTGGGTGGGACGCTGTCCACGGCGGCCCAGACGAACATCACCTCGGTGGGGACGCTGACGGGCCTGACGGTGACCAACCCCATCACGGGGTCGGTGACGGGGTCCAGCGG